CATTAATTTGTTCTTTACTATCTGAAAAGTATATATTTAATACTGCAAGTCTATCATCAGCATCAACTAGATTTATAAGTGCTTCTTCAGCATTTTTGTAAAAATCTTCAGTTGAATGATCCCCAATACCTACTGCTTTATTTCCTAATAATTCAAGTGATAATAATGCTTTGGCTTTATCTGCTTCTGCAGATGTTTTTAACATGATATATAATTCTTTTGTCATTTTAATTATGGTTTTTTTTAATTTTTATTTATATCCTGGGTCAATAATTGAACTTCCTCTATAGAAGTCGGTTAAATATTCTTTAAAACTTAGCATTGGGATATGTTCTGTGGTAAATATATAATTTAAAAATATATCCCAAGCATGCCATCCTTTATTTAAAATAGTATCTAACCACCAAATTTTAAAATTAGGGTTTACCATATAACAGTAAGCTCCAATCATTCTATTACTTTCCCATAATTCATTTGTTAATTGTTTATAGCAACCTCTATTTTCTTCATTATTATGAGAAGGAGTTTCAAATCTTAATATTTTATATTTATTTTTTACCATATACTCAGCTCCAATTTTAATTTTTTTATTCATTAAATCAATGTTAGGGATATGAGTATCATTTTCACATATAATAGTAGGACTATTTTTACACATTGCAGCTGCAATGGCTTGAGTGTGAGATTTAAAACAACCATAATGGGGGGGTGTTAATCCCCATTCATCATATTTTTTAGTCATTTTAATATCACTTTTTTCACCAAATGCTAAATTTGAGGGGGGCATCTCAGTAAAATTAGGATTTATATGTCTAATATAATCTACATCTAATTTATTTAAATCAGAATGAGATTTAATTTCCTTAGAATCTAATGGATTTGATGATATTTGAATTAAATGTATTTTCATTTTAATAAGGATTTTATTTCTTTTTTATCTAATCCCATATCATGTAATATACGATTTATTTCTACAGAACCCAATAAATTTATATATTCTTTTGCTTCTTTTGAAGAACATTCATAATAATCCTTAATATAATTTATTAAATCTTTATTTGGTTGTTTTATTTTAGACTTAATATATTTATTCCATTTATTATTTTTAGGAATAAATTCTTTATAAATAGAATATATTTTTTTCTTATCAGTAGGCAATATTTCTTGGATTTCATTTACTAATTCAATATTAGAACAATCCATAGATAAAAACCTATGAATCATATAACTATTCCAAACCTCCCAATCTTTATTAGTGAAAGACTCAACAGGAGGTTTAGTAGTATTAATTGCTTTTAACCAATCAAAAATGTTTTTCATTTAACAAAGCTCATCTGCCATTTCTTCCCTTAAATCCTTAGGTACTGAATCTGTTAAGATTTTATTTGTTTCAGGATCAAAAAATACAGGGATGGGCATAATAGCATCTTCATTAGTTCCAGCTACAAATTTAGATACTTTTCTTAGGATTATTCCTTGTTGGAATAAGTAACCCCCATTAAAATTTTTAACTTCACTAGTGTTTTTTAAATCAATTTGAGGTTGGTTTAATTGTGATGATTCCATAATTATTTATTATTTATTAAGTTTTGAATTAACGACATTGTATTTATTTCCTTGTCGATTCGGAAATTTGCTTTATATTGATGTTCATTTATTAAAATAGATGCTGTACCTTCTTTATCTTGTAAATATTCAGATGACCTTTCATATAGTGCTCTGAATAATTCATCAAAATCATCTACATTAGCATCAGCTATAATTTGACGAATTGTTTTAAAATCAGCTTTACCTTTCAATTCAGTAATAACTTTATCTATATAATTAGATGATACTAATACTGATTGGTCTAAACTAAGATATAAATCATTTGCCCCACCATCTACAGTTGATAATTGTATAGTGTTAATACACTTACGTAAATCAGGATAATATTGATTAACTAAGGGTACTAAATCATTTACTTCATGTGTAATTGATTCTTCATTACAAATCCAATGTAAATGTTTAGCAACATCTTTTTTAGTTGGGGGTATAATTTTAAGTACTTGACACCTTGACTGTAAAGGATCAATAATACGCTCTACAAAATTACAAGTCATAATAAATCTTGTAGTACGAGAAAATGTTTCAATTATATTTCTAAGTGATGCTTGTGCTTGAATTGTAAGAAAATCTGCTTCATCTAAAATAACCACTTTAAGGGGTTTGAATGAAGCAACAGATGCAAAACTAGAAACTTTATCTCTAATAGTTTCAATTCCTCGTTCATCTGAGGCATTAATGTATAAATGATCACAATCTAAAGTATTAACAATAATTTTTGCTAATGTAGTTTTACCAGTACCAGCAGGACCATAAAATATAAAATTTTGTATATCATTTTGGTTTAAATAAGCTGATATGGCCTTTTTAACATTTTCATTACCAACGTAATTGTTTAATGTTTTAGGTCTATATTTTTCTACTAATAGACTATTCTCCGAACTCCCCATATATGTTATATGTTTTAATTGGTTCTGGTTTTATTTCAATTTCTTGTTGTTCTATAATATACAATTTACTATTTAGAGGTTCTAATCGATAGTGACCTTTAAATCCTGTTTTATGCATATATGCTTCTAAGGTATCCGTTATGCTTTTATAAATTCTACCTTCAGGTTCATCTGCTAATTGCCACCTGTCACCAGGTGGCTTTCTATTAGCAATTAATACTTTACCTTCAATTAATTCTGTTTTCATTGTGGTAATATACAAAATTATTTAGACTCAGCCACAGATGCTTTTTTATAATCTGTGATTACTCTTTTAATAGCTTGTGCTGCTTTTCTAGCTCGTGCTTGACTTGCTTTTGTAGTTCCATCATTTTCAGCTGCTAAGATATTGAAATTTGTTTCAATAATCTCAAAGATTTCATTTTTTGTCATTTTTTATTTTTATTTATTAGTTATTAATTATTACATCATCCCCATCATAGATGGATCCATTTGGGGTTGATTATTATTATCTTCACTTGGTTCGTTTACTACTGTACATTCTGTAAGTAATACTGTACCTGCAACTGACGCTGCATTTTGTAGTGCTGTTCTAGCTACTTTAGTTGGATCAATAATACCAGCTTCTTTCATATCTACTGTTTCGTCTGTTTTAATATTATATCCGGCCCAAGTATCATTACCTGAATTTACTAATTGGTCTGCTAAAATTTGTCCTTTAACGACATCATAACCAGCATTGACTAAAATTTGGTTAAATGGTTTAGCACATGCTTCAATTACAATTTGAGCCCCTGTTGTCTTAGCTTCTAAACCTGAAGATGCATATAATAATGCTGTTCCACCTCCTGGTACGATACCTTCTTCAATAGCTGCTTTTGTTGCATGTAACGCATCATCAACTCTATCTTTTTTCTCTTTCATTTCAGTTTCAGTATTTCCACCTACATGGATAATAGCTACTCCTCCGACGAACTTTGCGAGTCTTTCTTGGAGTTTTTCCGTTTCGAACGGTGTTGCTGCTTTATCGATTTGTTGCTGTAGCTCTTCAATACGTGTTTCAATTGATTCAACTGTTCCTTTTCCATCTACTATTGTTGTTTGTTCCTTTCCTACGGTTATTGTTCTAGCTTCACCAAACCAATCCCAACTGAATTTGTCTAATTTCATTCCTTTTTGCTTATCAAACACTATACCTCCAGTTGTGGTGGCAATATCATCTAAAACTAATTTTCTTCTATCACCAAAATCAGGTGCTTTAACGGCACACACCTTCATTGTACCTCTCATTTTATTGACAATAAGAGTGGCTAAAGCTTCATTATCTATATCTTCAGCTATAATTAATAATGATTTAGCTTGTGCTGATACGGCTTCTAATACAGGTAATAATTCTTTTACTTGGGTTATTTTTTGATCTGCAATAAGAACGAGGGGATTATCTAATACAGAAGTCATAGAATTATTATCTGTAACAAAATAAGGTGACTTATACCCTCTATCAAACTGTAACCCTTCAACAGTTTCCAGATAAGTTTCTCCTGTTTTTGATTCTTCTATATGGACAACCCCTTCCATTCCAACTTTTTCAATCGCAGTAGCAATTAACTTCCCAGTTTCAGGATCATTATTAGCAGAAATTGTTGCAATTTGTTCTAATTGTTCTTCACCTGAAATATCTTCTGCAATATTATTTTTAAGATTATTAATTACTTCCTTAACAGTAGCATCAATATCTCTTTTAATTTGTACTGCATTTTCATTATTATTTAAAGCTGTTAATCCTGCTTTAATCATTTCTCTAGCTAGTAAAGTAGATGTTGTAGTACCATCACCTGCTTTTTCAGCTGTTTTAATTGCAGCTTGTTTTACTAATTGAACTCCTAGTTCTTGATTTGGATCTTTTAGTGTAATTGATTTAGCAACAGTCACACCATCTTTTGTGGATTGTGGGGCTCCCATTTCGTTTGCTATTACTACATTTCTACCATTTGGTCCTAATGTTGATACAACTGCATCTGCTAGTGTATCAATCCCTTTTACTAAATTAGTTCTTGCTTTAGAACCTAAAATAACTTGTTTGCTCATATTAAATATCTGTTAACATTTCTTTTTCAATTTCACTTACTTCTGTTTCTGCTACTAT